ATTGTTGTTCCATGTTCCGCTTGAAAAAGTCCAAGTTCTCGCTGTGCTAGGCTGATCAGTAACCGCAGTTGATGATCTTTTATAAGCATATACATTAGCTGTATTAAAACCATCTTCGCCATCTATAGAAGCCGCATCTGTCGTGGCATTTACAGGTGTTTGACCATTAAAGTCAGAGTCAGATGTTTTATTGTCTGACCGATCAACAGATTTAAATTTGTAATAAAACGCAGTTGCATCTGCTAATCCACCATCTAGATGCTCAGATTTTGCACCAAATCCACCCTTGGCAATAGATACTTGAACATAAGTACCATTAGAAGTTGTTGCACGATGAATCTCTACATGATCAAAGTCTTTTTCACTAGGGTTTGTCCAAGCTAAACTAATTGACTTGTAACCTGCCGTTGCTGTAATAGATGTCGGCAACGATGGCGCTGTTGTGTCAGTAGCAGGTACTGCACTAGAAGTTACATAAGCACTATTTATTCTAAGCTCATTGACAGCTTTAACTCGAACCTCGTAAGTTTTGCTTGGATCTAGTCCTACAATCTGTAGAGGTGATGTTTTAGTTTCTTGTGCATAATAGTCACTTGTTTCTACAGCAAGACCATTACCTGTACCTGAACCAGTTGCTGTAAACACAGTACCTACAGAATTAGATATTGCTCCAATAGCAGTAAAGTCTGTACCACCTACTACTATTATTTTGTATTCTTTAGCAACCTGAAAACTACCAGCGGAAGTAGCTTGGTTCCACTCGACAACATAATGATCAACAAAAGCATCAACGGATGCTGGCCAGCTAACATTAAACGATATATTATCGGTCCCATCAGATGATATAAACGTATCACCTGTTACAGTTAAACTGGCGGGTGCGACAGGCGCTCCGCCTTCATACAAATCTACCGTGCCAGCGTTTAAAAATACCTCTTCATCTGCATCCCAAGACCAAATAGAAGATGCTGTTTCTATTGCCTCGACATTAACCACTATCTGGTCAGCACTAAAGCCCATCGAATAACCAACGACTTCAAAAACTTTTGCCACATATTTAAGTCTTGCATTCGTAACGGTTATATTATCGCCAATTTTAAATTTTAGAGCGTTTAAATTACATGGAATAGTAATAGATTCTTGTTGCCTAGATCGCTTTAAAGCAAGCTGTGCGATTCTTTGAGCGCGTACATTGTTAATGGTGTAAGGCAAGGGCATATCAAGATAAATAGGATCGCCATCTTGCGCGGCGAAAGTGCTAGATATTTGGGCAGGGTAATCAGCTAAAATGTAATTATCTTCTTCAGATAAGAAGACGCCTTTGACGCCATTGTATGCGTTTCTTCTTGACTGTTTTGTTTGAACGCTGATCTCACCAATCATCATAGATTCGTCAATGTTTACAGTAGGAGCTACGTACTGCCCAGCGTGAATCTCAAATTTACCACCTGAATAAATAAGACGGCCAATCATTGCTCCTGTCATGTTTTCTATGTTGGCCTTAATAGAATTTGCAGTGTCAACCACCCCGTCCATTGTGTATCTAGGTTGATTTCCACCTGCGGCTAAAGTAACAAGCTGATTACAAATATCTTTTGCATCGTTTACGCTAGATGTAAGTATATTAGAAGCAGTCTCCCCTAAACCGTATTTTGTATCACGTAAATAGTCATAAATACACAGTGCAGGATTTTGTGACCAAGCAGTTGTGTTTGTCTCTGGATCAAGAACTTTTTTACCACGGATAACAGTCGATATGTTTGGCAAGCCCTGCGAAAACTGTTCTTGGTCATACTTAAGCCTGACTATTATGTAAGCAGTGCCTTCTAACTTATGATTAGCAGTCCATTTGTTATTTGATGCAGATATTAGAGCCGCATTAGCAGTTTGGTTATCTGTCCCACCATAATATCTGTATAAAGTTACGTAATTAAACCAATTACCGACAAAAGAATTATTCTCCCAGATCTTTTCATCGTTGAACCACACTTGCTCATAAGCATCAATCTCATGACCTGCAATTGCAGTTACTAGCCAAAGGTATTTGTTATCTGTGCCAGTAGATTCTAAGTAGACAACATTGCCGCCAATACGCGCACGACCATAGACGATTTTGCGAGAATGTGCCGCTTCTCTAGTCATAACAGAGCGACCACCCATCTGAGTACCAAGATCAGGCTTTGGCATTAATGCGCGAGAAACTAATGATAAACCTGCGCCTATAGCAAATGCTTTTAGCCCTGCTATTGTAAAAATAGTGCCAAAAGTAAGAGTGCCTGCCGCTATTGCTGACCCGACACTTGCTAAACCTGCGATTGCCGATATCATTAATTAATCCTTAAAGCATTTAGAATAAATGCGCTCAATAAAATCAAACCCCATCCCGACCATAAGATTATCAAAAGGTATGTGAACTTTAGTATTGATGTTTAATAAAGATATGCCATTTTCTCGGCAGTGATCTTCTGCATACTTAACTAACTTGTAACCAGTAGCACCTGCTCTGTGATCTGGCAAAACAAAAACAACATCGTTGTTAGCAAATATATGATCTTTATAATGCAGACTTCTGTTAACTATAAGAACACAATACCCTACCAACTCGCCATCTTGTCTTGCTGTAAATATTCTAAGTATACCAGCGGCATCTAATCGAGCATATTCTTGCCAATCAGGATTTAGCTTTATTGTGCCTTGATTTAACGCCACCATTTCCCAATGCTTTTCAAGCAGAGGCTTCATGTCGTCTTTGACGTTAGCGAGGCATTCGTAAGCTATTTGCATAATTATTCCTTAAAAATGAACAGTCCCTATTCCTCCTCCGTCTGGACTGCCTTGACCTCCGCTTTGCGGTGTTGGTCTTCCCCATAGGATTTCTTTTTCAACAATAGCTGTTACAAACTCAAATCCTTTGTCCGTAGGGTATTCAATCTTCTGATCTTCTGCGGTATAGCGTCTAACCTTAGTTTTTTCAAACGCAATTAATTTGTTTTCAGCAGAAACAGTAATTGTAGAATAATCACCATTTTCAGCAATTGTCATCGTGTCCATAAAACCGCTAAAAATAATTGTAGGGTCAGCTATTAAAGAGCCTGTGTCGTCAAAAGCTCCTAACCTTACTATAATTGGCCGACCTTGATATTCATGCGTTAAAGCTACATCTAACAATTGAGCTTTTACGCCTGTTAAACTGACAATAATACCTTTTGCAGATATATCTGCTGTTTCTTCGACAGCACTTATAGCAAGCAAATCACCAACTCCTAAAAAATTTACGCTTTCAAAAGTTAGATCTCCTAATCCCGACCATATGTTTATATTGCTAGTGGTTTCACCAGAATCAAAACTCATACTTACAAGATAAATAGGTCGAACGACATCAGCAACAAGTGCGTTGCTCATTGCAGTAGTTAGTGTTCTACTCATAGTGCTTCAACACAAGCAAAGGTAAAACCGTATATGCTTGCCTCGTTTATAGACCAACCTATATCGTTAGATGTCATACGCCATAGACTTTTAGGTAAGTTATATTTCACTGGTAAAGATCCAGTCACAGCAGACCGCAAAGGTGGCTGAAAGTTAAGCGTAGCTTCGTTGGCAACTTTAGTCTCAGTAACAATATAAAGATAACTGTTAAGCTCAAAGTAAGTTCCTGCTTGTACTTCATCTGACGCACCTGCTGACAATTCAAAAGTTTCTGCTCTTATAGCGGCACTACTTACAGCACCATTCGAAAGAGTGCTTGTGTGTAAAGGATTACCAAAAGTAAAAGTACCTTCTCTTCCTTTAAGACCAACAATAAATGCTTGAATTGCCCGCGCATCCAAATGATTAAGTGGCGGCAAAGATATTTCAGCTTCCCATCTAGCACCTTGATGAACATTGACTTGTGTATCCAAAGTAAACGGTGATTCAGAAACAGCAACCACTCTGCGTAATCTCATAGACATATTCTGAATGCCTACTGAAGGAAAAGATAAAGGCATCTATTATGCTCCTGCCATTGCTTTAGAGAAGTTACCACCACGCAATCTAGCATCTGCTACAGCGCCTTTAGCGGCTTGAGCTATCTGAGGCATTAACTGAACGATCTCAGCACGTACCGTTTGCTGTACGCCTGTCGTTACGTTAATTGTTTGTTGAACAACAACGCCAGATGATTGACCTTTAGTGTGATCAATAATTGTCTCATTAGGGTGAAGTATTGCAGGGAAACCGCCTTTTCCGTCTACGCCTCCAGATCGTGAGCCGTACCCAGTAAATCCACCGCCATCGCCTGAAGGCAACCTAGGGCCAACAAAGTTAGCGCTACTCTCGATGTTAGATGATGATTGACCAACAAAACTTGTTATAAACCCAAACGCTTGATCAACGATGTACTTTTGAATTAGCATTTTTATTAAACTATCAACAACAGACTTAGCCATTGATCGCATTGCATCTGCAAAGTTAGCCGCCCCTGTAATTCCTGCGGTCAGGGCGTCTGTAAGGCCGTTTAAGCCCTGTTTCGTTAGATTTTGTATATTGGTATTCATATCAGGAATAGAGTCAGAAAACGCCTTAAATCCTAACTCAATATCACTAATCGCTTTTATGGTCGGGACAACTGCATCAGGTATGACATCAGAAACAGTTCCAAGAGACTTTTTTAGTGCTTCGATTTCTGCATTTAAGCCAGTAGCAAAACTGACTCGATTCATTAAATCTAATTCTGTGCCTGTTTGTTCTGCGGTTACTAAAAGATCTTGTAAAACTAATAATCTATCAAGCTCTCTTTTCTGAGCCGCTTTAGAGCTTCTTAACGCTCTTGCATTTTGACTTTCCATGCGTTCCGCACGTTCAGCCATTGACTTGCCAAGATTGTCTATTTCAAGCCTTAGTTGTCGAGCATTTTTGTCTGCATCAGAGGTAAAAAGATTTGTTATTGCATCTTTTGCTTTTAGGCTTTCGTTATAAACGGTTATAAAGCCATTTGCTAGATCCTGAAACGCTAACAACGCAATTTGGATGCCTGACAAAAGATCTATCGCTAAACTTTTAGCAAACCCCTCAATACCACCTTTTGCTTTTTTGATCTTATTAAAAAATACAATAAATCGTTCAACAATCATTTCGATCGCAGGTGCAAATGCGGCAACCGTCTGATCTCGAACACCTTTAAAAATTGCATTTAATCTAGTTAGCGAGTCAACAGTATCCTCAACACCCGATGCGGCAGTCGTTGACATTGCAAGACCAAGTGATCGAGCCTCGCCAAGCATCGCTTTAAGTCCATCACTACCTTGAGATAAAGTATTAACTAAAGCCGCACCCTCACTGTCAAACAGTTTAAAGGCTAGTCTAAGACGGTCAGATTCACTCTCTACATTACTGAAGGCATCCGCAAGGACAACCATTCTTTCATCTAATGGCATTCGGTTTAACTCTTGAGCGTTAATCCCTAGCTCTCGAATTGCGCCTTTTGCCTCGCCCATGCCTTGAGCGGCCTCTGCGGTTCTACGTGTAAACCGTTGCAGAGCCATATCCATTGTTGTTGTTGATACGCCAGTAAGATCAGCCGCATATCTAAGCGCACCTAAAGCCTCGGTGGTTGTGCCTATTTTCGATGCAGTCTTAGCTAATGAGTCAGTGGCACTAAGAGATGATTTGACTAATAGGCCAAAGCCAGCAACGCCAGCTACGCCTACCAAAGCAGTACGCATTGAAAATACTGCGCCTGTGACCTTTTTTAAACCTGCTGTAACGCTACCAAAGCCTTTCTTGGTTTTGTCAAACGCCTTAATCGTAATGTTTACATTTTCAGCCATTGTTTTCACTCATTATCTTAAAGTAGGCCAACCATTCATTAAAATGATTTACAGGCATTTGTTCAGCATCTTCTAACGTAATGTGAAGGCGATCAGCCAAAGATAAAAGATTCATCCTTGAGTGATCGCTTCTCAGTTTTTTTCAAACATCTCTGGCGATTCTATCTCTGCAAACATCTGATTGGCTATATCTGATATAACGCTTGTTTCTTCGCCCATCAAATCTATTCGATCTTCAGCAGATGCAAACAATTTTGTCCCACCTTGATCTTCTGCCTTCATGCAGATTAAGTCTACCATAGCACCGACAGTAGTGTTGTTAAGAAAGTCAGGGTGCTTCTTCTGCAACTGGTCTAAGTCATAGCAAGTAATCGTTCTGCAATACAACTTAAATGCTCCAGATTCGTCACCCCAAGCTGGTACTGATACTTCTCGCGCTTCTAACTTTCTTCTGTTTCGTAACTCTTTAGCTAATCCCATGGTTTATCCCCCTTAGTTAGATGCTGTAGTCACTGCTCCAGTACATTGTATTGTAAAGCTTGCTTCTACCATGCCGTCAAAAGCGCCAGTAATAGACTTGCTTGTTACAATTCCTGATCCTGAGTAATACTCTTCACCAGAACCAGTGCCAGTTGGATGTACTTGCCAATCGATAGATGCTCTCTCATCTAAGGCAGTTTGCTGTGCATCAGCCTCATCCCAGTAAACTTCTAGAGTCAATGTGTTAGTCGAAAGACCTTGCTTGTACGATCGTACAGAATCACCCATTACTGAATCTTCAATAGTGTCTGCTGAACCGTCTAACGTGAAAGAACGAACCTCGCCCACAACGGCCACAGAGCCGCCAGATGCCGCGATTTTTACTACACCAGATGCGCCTGTTTTAGTCGCCATGATTATTTACCTTTTAAGTTAAGTTAAGTTGTGCCGCGAGTATACTGATATACAATGCGAACTGTAATAATGACCCCACCAACGGGATCAATAGAACCTTCATCTATCTCAACATTAACCACTTGCGTGTCTATGGCTTTATTGCCTCTAGTACGGTCAACGTCAAGACCTTCTTCAATCGCCTCGATTATGTTGTTTCTTGCGCTGTCAATTGCAGAGCTTTTAACAAAACAAACCAAGTCATAATTTATTGTACCCATTCTCTGAGTAGTCGATCCACCTATCGAAGCATCCTCTCTGCTTTCATCAGCACTACGTACTAAGACGGCAGGGTATTGAGCATTTGATAACTTCTCAAAGTCAAACGGCTCACGTGTAACATATTTTACAGCAACAGGACTGTTGATCCCTTTAAGCGTAGTAACGATATTTTCTGCTATTTCTTCTCTTACGCTCATTTTAAGTTCCTAAAAAAGACCTGACCTAACTGCTTTTCTTCTTTGCGATTAAAACCAAAGAATGGTCTGGACTTGTTATTCATTGCCGCCTTTTTAGCTTCTGCGGCACGTGTAAAAAATATAACAGCCTGTTTACTATTTGCCTTAGTTGTAATACTGCCAAGCATCTTACCTGTAAACTGCAAATCAGGTGTTGATCCTCTCCCTCTTTTACTTCTAAATGCCGCATAGGTAGGGTTGTACTTTTTAAAAAAACCGCCTTTAAATCCTCTTCCTTTAGCAGTCCTGTCCTCAATGATACCTACGCCAGCTTGTGCAGTAATTGATAAAGCCCTACGCACACTTGCTGATAATTCTTTTCCCTTCTTTCCTATTCGCCTTGATACTTCTTTAGCGTTTGTTTTAACGCTGAATTGCATTATCTATCTAACCGCTGTCCGACAGGCTGTTTCTCATCTTCTTTAACAACGCCATCGCCATCTTCGTCATAGTCTACGCCATCAGCCAATACGGCTTCTAACTCTTCGCCATATCGTGCCTTGTAGAAATCTATCATACTTTGAAATCTGTCACCTTCTACCCAGTTAGTCAACTGAGGTAACGCATAACGCCACAACACAAGATAAGCACTTGCCATTGTAAACTGCGTTGCTGTGAGCTTGGTATTGTCCATCTCACCAGCTATATTCTTGCGAGGCCACCATCTAATTCGCAACTCACGCTGTATATCAGCCTGTGCTTTAGGGTGCTCAAGAACAAAAGACTCGATACCTAGATCGAGAATGTCTGGAATTAATTTTAATAAGTCTGCATCGCTTGAATAAGCCATTACCATTTCACCTTGTCAGCCCAATAAGCCGCTGATGCTGTTTTGTCTTTACGTCCTTTTGCTATCTGCTTTGCAAATCTTGCTTTGAACGATCTTCTCTTTGCTTTGTCTGCTTCTGATTCATTCTTTCTAGGCGGTTTGTTATCTGCACCTTTCTGTCCAAACCTAATTAGCTTTATCTTATCGCCTTCTTTTGCCAGTACAGCGTGACTCTTGCTGTCATGGTTAGGTGTTCTCTTAGGTTTGTTGTAACCGTCAAACCTTTCACCGCGATAATTTACTGCCATATAAACCTCGTAAGAATGCCCCCTTGCGGGGGCAATCAGTATTACAATGCCGCGTCAGATAGAATCTCAACACCGAACGAGTCATCAAGCTCTGCAACACCATATACAGCAGTGGCGTTTAGCTCGAATGCTCTGAGAGACTCATCACGCTGAGGCGCAATGTTAAAGTCGCGCTTCATAGCAATCATCAATGCTTCTGGAGCAAATACAGCACCTTTCGCATCGTCATTGCCGTCTACAGATACGTTAGCAGACTCATATACATTAATACCTGCGATAGTACCAACATAACCAGAACGCATTGCTTCGTTTTGCAAGTCGCCACCATTTGGATTAGCAAAGGTGTTAGTTAGGTTAGCTTTCAACTGGTAAGCTTGGAACGGATGTACAACAGCGTTAATCGCTCCAGTGACCTTGTTAGAGCGCAAAGTAGCCGCGGCTTTAAACAAGTCAGCAACAGTAATCTCTGCGCCAGCCGATCCAATAGAGCTAGAGAAACCGTCAAACAAAGCGATCAAGTCAGTATCAATCTTAGTAGCAATAGAGTTACCAAGAACAGTACCAAGCTCAACAGCAGGGTTTCCGTCACCGTAAGTTGCCATATCAGTCAATAGAACTTGTGCGCCTACCTCACCAACAGTTACAGAAACTGAAGAAGTAGAAACAGTAGTGCTAGTCATGTCAGTGCCTTCAGTCAATGCCGCGGCAGTAATCGCAGGATACTTAGGAACCTGAATAGTCTTGCCAGCTTGTGCTTGAATGTTGTACTGAGTTACTAGACCCATCATTAGGGATTGCTCTTCTGCGGTGAAACGCGCCTGAGCTACGATATTGACGAACAGGTCGTCAAGAGTTGTGGAAGTTGTTGCGGCCATGATTATATCCTCAAAAATTAAATTAGTGGTTTGTGGTTACTTTTTCTTCATCGCGGCAAATTGCTCTTTGCCACCATTACTCCAGTTTGCAACCATATCTGCCACAGATTGAGGCTTCTGTGTAGAGCCACCAGCGTTACCCATCGATCCTGTGCCACCTTGTGACGCTTTGACCATGTGTGGGTTTACTGTCAAAAATTCTGCTACCATTTCATTAACAGATAGCAGATCACCGCTGTCATTGTATCGCGGTACTCCGTTACCGTCTAGCACCTCTACCATTCCATCATCTGACAGTCTGGTTTGGTCTTTTAGCAACTGAGATACTTGATTTGGATTGACAGCGTTATTATTAGAAGCCGCACCAAGAATCGCTCCATCTACTAGCGTCTGTTGCAACTTACTTTTGTAACTCTGTATTTCCGCATCTTTCTTTTCAACTGTTTTCTTCAGGATAGAATCAAACTCGCCTCTCTCTTTTTGTCGCTCAAGTTCTGCGGCCTCTCTCTTTGCCATCAGTTCTTTTGCGTCATCAAGATCAATGCCTTGTATCTTCTTATCGAACTTGCGTTGCTCTCTTGCTACGCGATCCGCAACAATGCGGTCTAGTTCATCCTGTGTAAACGTCTTTGTTTCCTGAGTTTCTACTGCCGCTGTTTCAGTCTCAGCTTGTGTTTCCATGATATCATCGCTCATGTTACGAACCTCTTATAGAGTATTGGTGAATTAACAGTATAGCATATTACTTATTTCTTGCTTTTTTTCTTCTTCTTTTTGGGTCGTCCTACTTTAGTTCCGTATGTACCTTTACCTTGTGGCATTATTGTCTCCTTAAAAAACAGCCCTAAATCTATGACGGCAGTTATAGCCGCCACGCACAATAAACGGATTACCGTCTATTTTTCCAGCCCAATCACCAGACCAGATTTCTTGAATTTCTTCTTTGGTGTATGTCTTGCCTACGTGCTTTGAACAGAACTTGCGCGTAACCTCATCATCTGGCCCTTGATACTTAAACTCTTTAGCACCTGCCTCTAAAGCTATTCTCGTATTTACAGAAGCATCAAACTGCATCAAGGCATCATGTAGCTGTTGACTAGCATAACGACCTAGATCACTGCCTACAGTTGCTCTAATCGTTGCTACGCTTGCGGCAAACGGTGTGCCTACTAACGTGCTTTCATAAACTTCTTTAGCGATTACATCTAGGTACTGCTGACCTAAGTCCTCAAACCCTTTAAAGGTTAAGCTCTGTAGTTGCTGAATAATACTTGCATCAAGATTAGCTATGTCACCATACTGACTCAGCATAGCTACAACTTTATTTGCTACACCTGTGTACTCTCGAACTAAACTATCAACGACCGTCAAATACTCTTGGTCTATAGCTTCTCTTAATAAAACCCTAGCCTGTACAGCCCATTCTAAATCGAACAACTCACCATCACGCAATGGCGCAGTAGCCATAATATCTGCTATACGGTTTTCTAGCTTTACCAGAGCATTTGCAAGCTTTGCCTGATGTGTTTCAGCAAGCTTTACAAGATCACGCAACTGATCTATATCAGCGGCCATTAGAACTGCCCTAGATTACTACCAGTGCCTTCTTCTTTAGCAGACATAAGCTCATCACCGCCCTCGACTTCATCAAGGCCAATTTTTTCTCTAACCTCGTTAGGCGTTACAAGACCAGCGTCAATATGGTAGCTGTAAATTTGAGTCTTATCTGAGAAGTCGCCAAGGACAGATGCTGTCTCTTCTATCTCTGCGTGAACCTTCGCTAGAGCCTCGTCATCAAGTATTAGATCAGCGATCTTTTTATCTATCTCCATCGACAGGGTAGCCGACTTAACGCCAGTAGAACGCATTTGCTGAAGGAACATAAGCTCCTTATCGTAATCTCTAAGATCAAATGCATCAGGGTAGAATATTTCAACATCAGGGGTAACATCTTGCCAATCACAGAACAACAACCATAACTGCTCTTCGGCTAACTCTAACAAATCAGCCTTCTCTGCTAATTTAGCATTGAGCATTTGGAATTCTGTTGCCATAGCCACACCGCTCATAGTTTTAGCTTCTGTGCCACGTACAGCACCCATATGACTCATGCGGTTAATAGACTGAATCTTATCTTGTATTGACGCTCTAACAGCGTCTAAGTTCTGTCCGCTTGGCTGTAGTTGGTAAGGCTTTAGGCTTGCGTCCATATCATCAGGTAAATTAATGACTGCACCTGCCCCTGCACTGGCATCTGTCTGATATGACTTTACTAGTGTCGGGTGGTTGCTGATCCGAATCAATTGCTCGATTTCTGATAGCTCTTGATAGATAGCGCGTTGCATATAACTAGCATCGGCTATATCGCTTAATCCTATGCCTCTTGTAACGCTACGGTTAGCAGGTAAGAATACGGCAGGTATACGACCTAACACATTGTCATCAACTTCTATCTGCTTATCTAAGTCATTTACCGAATGCCATAACTCTACGCGGTCTTTGTACCAGACTCTGTAGTATGTCTCGGTGGTAGTCTCATCAACACGTATAACAGACTCTCTGACCTTTAGGTAGTCAAGCTCAAACCTACCGCTAGGGGTTCTAACATAGTTCCAATCTAAAACGTTTTCAGGAGTAAACATCGTTACATAAGGACGTATGTCTTGCGCTAACTCTTCAGCTTTTGTACCTGCGTTAGACTTTGGCTTATCCATCATAATCCAGACATGACCATATACACTTGACCAGATCTGGCATTCACGCATGAACGCATTAAAGCTACGACCCTCTAGGTCACAGTCATCTATAAAAGGTTCTAATGCTACGTTATTAGCCGCGCTGTTATAGGCTCTAGTGGGTGGCACTCGCCACAAAAAGCTGGAGTAAATGTGAACTATAGACTTTGCATGATTATCTAAAGGCGTTAAATCTAATCTACGGTCATAGTCATCACTAGTTTCTGATATGTAGCGCGTCAAATATGCGCCATTAAAGTAGTCCTCTCCACCCAGATAAGAGCGAACATAAAACTCCCATCGGCTTTCGTATTTATCATAATCGGGGTGTGTTGTATCTGCGTTCAATCTCATCAAGTCCACCTAGTCGGTTGTGGTGTATCGTATTCTGTGCGAACAGGGAACAAATATTCTACCAAGTAACCGAGGGCATCGTTCATATGATCAAAGCCATCTTTATTTGGTATGCTTGTTCCTTCCTTGTATGTTTGTCGTTCTAAGCTCTTAATCGTTTGCTTACACTTAGGACTAAAAAACAATTTCCGCTGACCATTACTGCTTAGTAAACGGCTATTCACTGCGTTTATTCTATCTCTAACCAGAGCATGGGACTTCTTGGCTTTAACCGCGAACCCTGCGTTCTGTAAGATCGACAAATCTGTACGACCACCTGCGCTTGTTTTGCGCTGTCTTGATGCTGGGTCTGGATAAACTATTATATGACGATTCGGGTAACGGTCTTTTATTTCCGTAACCATCTCGTCAGTGTTCGACCCATAGATGACAATCTCGTCAACTGCATACAGCATCTCGCCTTTACGAATGCAGATTACGGCTGACATAGGGTCTAAGTTAAAATCCATACCAATATGTAGAGTACCATCATCCTTGCAATCAACGACAGATAGTTCTCTACTAAATGCATAATATATCAAACCGCTGTATGTCACAAACTCTGCACAGTATTCTTGATTAAATGTACGCTCATCAAGATCTATTTTAGCGGCTTCAACCTCTGATTCAGGAACATTACCACCCTGTAAAGTTGTATATTGAAAGCTTGACCAATTTGGTAGGTTATTAACACCAGATGC